AATCTCATTATATTATCTCAGCTCCTTCTTCCCATAATTTCAAACCAGACATCAACTTACTATTTACTGTAACCTCAATGTCGATACCAGCAGTAGTACGCATCTCAGTGATGGTTCCAATACCTTTGATTGTCTTACCAGAAGAACACCAAAGTTTGTTCATAAAATTTTCTCTTGTATTAATCATGTTTTTCTCTCTCTCTCTTGATTATATTACTAGTATAGACGATAGAATAAGGTTTGTCAAGGGAAATCGTACTCTATAAGTCATTGATTTCATTGAGAATCCAAACTTTTTTTCTACTCTTACCAACGGTAAACTCCGAAAAACCCTCTGGAATAGGCTTATTCCACCCATTTTTACGTGCGATTCCCACACTTGGAAACACACCAGCAAGATGCATTATGTGGGCCATACACCAGTTATCCTCAATATGCCATGCAGAATCCTTATCTTCCCACATACCAAAGATTTTCATATCTTTCTCTGACATTTTGGGATGAATAAAGTTTTTTTCATCAGACAACATTAAAGTACCTTTCCTGTACGAGTGTCCACAATCGTGGCAGTTTTGGACGCAGAAGACGCTGCAGATCGAATCAATTCGATAGCAGATTTCTTCGTTCTAAATCCTCCATTCATAAAGCATTTGCCTTTTGGAGTTACAAGGTCAATTCTCCAACCTCCCATAAACGTGTCTTTGGAAAGTAAAACTTTCATAGTATTCTCTCTTTCGTTGTTTCTCATTATATTAATACTATAACACACAAAAGAGTACTATGTCAACATAAATCGACATAGTTTTAGCATTTTATTTGATTTTTGTGAAAAGTGTGGTAAAAATGTTACACTAGAAACCTTTAGGTTTTTTAGTGATTCCTCGGCGTTTCATTTCCATTTCTATCCATTGATGGGCTCTTCTATTGGTGACTTTATTTCTCAAAAGAGCTCTAACACGTTTAAAGGTCATCATTTCAAGGTCTTCATCTGGGTTATTATTGTCAACAATTATCATACCATTTTTGAATAGATTATTAAATTTACCAATATTATTTTGAACTGCTTTCCAAGAATTTAATACAATAGATTCTGGAACAGTGCGTTCACGTTTAGCGTTTCTCTCTAGTGCAACATCTTGTGAAGTGTTAACAAATATCATGTAACAGTCGTATCCTAAACTTTCTAGTTCAGCTTTCTGTTTTGCAATACCATCATATTTTTTACCTGTTCCATCTATGATAAGTCCAATACGACCATCAATATAGTTATCTCTTGTCTTTATAGCAAGTCCTTTTGCTTTATCTCTAATTGCATCTCTACGTGGATCATCAGTGGACATCTTCAAAGATATTCCAGCGTCTTTGAGAAGTTTCTCAAAAGCGGGATCAGAGTTAACTACTCTAAGTCCAGTTCCACCAGTGGTTTTCCTGACAACGTATGACTTACCGCTGCCAGGGCCACCAGCTAGAAAAAATGCCTTAAATATGTTGGGATCGTTGAGCCCTTCCTGTAGATCGTAAAATGTTTTCATATTGGTTCCTAGTTGTATCTTTTGCATACCCTGCCATTTGTAGTATATATTTATCATTATCTGAAAGTGGTGTTACGTTCATTTCTCTCTCCTGTTTCTGAAAGTTCATTTTTTTAATACGGTTTTTCATTGCAGCTTTTGCCATTGTTCATTCCTTTTTTGTTTTTCAGATTAAAAGTTTAGGGTGTGTGTTTTGATACGTTTCTCCTTTCTAAAGTCTTGGATATAGTTCTTCACGACTATCTATTATTTTTGCAGAACCACTTTTAGGCTCAGGATTACCTGATCCATCAAGAGTTTCATCTAAAGAATCTTTTACAAGTGTCATATGCGTTTTATGTTTTTTCTCACCAAAATCAAAATCATGTCGTAATCTTTTTACTAAAAATGCTCCATTAAAAAATCTATCATTTTGTTCATTTTTTTCAGTCTTAAAAGCAGCATCATAAGGTAGGTCTAGTTTTACAATATTTCCAGCTTTAACAACTGTATTACCATGAGTAAGAATATTAACCATAAATCCCTGTTCCAATTGTACTCTTTGAGATGTTCTAAATTGTAACCAATTCTGTGGGTCACTTGGTGTAAAAGGTGTTGTATCATTTAATGTGTTATGTTGAGCATCTGCAACACCATTTTGTGATATAGGAGCAACATATATTTTTGATCTAAAATCTTGTGCAGTTTTTCCATTGTCTTCTACAGCCATATGACTGTAAATTGGAAATTGTTTACCAGATTTACTATGATAACTAGCTATATGTTGTTCTTTATCAAAATTTTCAAATATACCATAGGAGTGTTTCTTAATTGATTTGTTAAAGATATTATGTACAATAAGGTCTGATCCAAATACTCCAGTAGTATAATTTACTAAAGAATTACTTCCTGATATAATTTCAAAATCAAGAACATTTCCTAACTCTCTTTCAATATCAACACCACCATTTGAAATATTTGCACCTTTAATAAATGATGTATAACTTTGTACTGAACCTTGAGCATATAGACTACCTACACTTCTAAAATGATAACCTTCAATATTTTCATAAAAAAGGTAACTTGAAACTTTATCATTTACTAATTTGGAGACAGCTTCTCTTGATGCCATTCGTATAATATCAAATGGACGAGCATTTGGAGCAATGATTCTTTTACTTCCAGCAGTAGGTTCTATGTAAATATTTTTTCTACAATCTAACTCATCTTTTAACATTTCTTTTACTATATCTGAATAGGAACCTTTTAAAGATCGTGAAACTTTTGTTCTTTGATTTTTTGCGAGTTCAGATGTTGTAAAATTTAATATATAAGTTTGTACACTGTTACCTACAGTATTTCTATTTTGTAAAGAATTTACAACAAAAACATTATCAATAAAATCTATGGTGTTTTCTTTATCAGTAATAGAGGGAGTTTTTATTTTTAACTTTAGATATTCTTGACCAATGATTGGGCCAACATTTGTAAAAGCAAATGAATCTGATAATAAAATCTCTCCACTCAGAGATGACATTGTAGTGTCCTCATATAAAACTATATGTGCTACCATATTATTTTTTAAAAGGTCTACTTCTATTCCAGCAGAAGTAATTACTTTTGCTGTTTGTATTTCAAAATCTCCGACTGCTTGCAGTAATGACATTATAATACACTTGATCCTATAAGGGTTTCAAATTCTTCTATAAATTGTGGTACATAAGTTGGGTCTAATAATCTTATTTGTCTTATTGTGTCTTGTCTTTCTTCTTCAAATTCTCTATTTGTAATAGTTGTAAGGTCTGCCTCAGAATATCCTGTAGTGTCAGTTCCAATATCAATCTTAACAGAAGTATCACCAGATGTTTGTGATACCTCATAGTGATGAACAGCATCAATATTAGAATACTTATCAGCAATGAAATCATTAAATTGTCCAGATGACATGGGCCACTGATGATATCGATCTGTTATATTATTAACATACAATATTATCCAATGTAATGTTGAATCACCATATAATTTATCTGCTAGTATTTCTGGTGTTTCACCTTCTTTAATATCATAGGTATCAAATAATAAAGTATTTGTTCTAACTTTTGTTCTCATTGCTACACGTTTCATTAAGTTAGTAACTATCTTAAAATTACCATTACCTACTGAATCATATATTATTAAAGGAAAATTTGAAAAATACATTATTAAAATCCTTGTTCAACACTACTTTTATCAAGAACTTCTAACTCAGTAAAAGCTAAAGTCAGTGTAGTTTTTTGTGCTGGAGCGCCAGTTCCGTGTTGACCAGTTGTTCGTTCATATGCAGTAAAACGATCTGCACCATATTGAACATCAACTTTAGTCAGAAAACACTCTGATATTTTATTGAGAAAACTATTTTCAGTATTTTGATATCTATATTCTATATCAAATGTGTTTGGAATTTTCATCTCTCTTCTTGTAGTAGCATTAGTATATTCTGGCATCATATTTACTTTAAATGCTTGAATAATTTTTTCTACTATTATAGACTCTTGTTCACTCTTTGGTATAAAAACAAAAGTATAATTAAAACTTCTTCTACCAACACCTTCAAACATTAATTCCATTCTTGGAGTAATAACTGTACCGCTATCTATTTGTTGTAGAGTTCTTGCTCCTGGCGCCACAGTATCTAATGTCGCATTAAAAAAATTCTTTGCACCTTCTGTACTAGTAGAAGATGTTTTATCTTTAAGTGCTCTAAGTTTACTTTGTGTGTCACCAGTTCCCCTAAATGCTTCAATTACATCCAACCCTATTTGTGCTAAAGAACCAATTTTATCATCTCCATATTTTACATCGTAACTAACTTGTACATTAGGAGGCATATATAATGCAATTGTAGTATCTGTTCTTCGAGTTGGTCTTGATGTTCTTTGTATAGAACGATTTGTACCAAGACCTTCAGAACCTCCAGAAGATGCGTTTAAAACTTCTGAAAAACCTACTCCAGCACCAATCTGAAGTCCCTCTATAGCTTGTTGTTCTGCAGCTATTTGGTCTTGTGTTAAACCACCACCAAACTGTTCACCAAACTCTATGTTATCATCAAGAATAGATTGTCTAGCATTAGCTTCTTCTATAATATTTCGTGATATTTTTGCAAAACTTTTTCTTGCTTTAACCTGTTCTAGTTTAGCAGGGTCTATTACTCTAACAGTAAAAAGTATGTGATGACCTTGTTCTGTATCAGTCTCTACATCAAAAGGATAAGACAAAAGACTAGTGCCAAATCTACTTTTATTAGAACTAAATAAAGACGAATTATTACCTTCTTTATTAAGACCACTTATACTTCTTATTGCAGAGTCAGCTCCTACTCTAATTGCAGCATTTAATCTACCTGCTATATTGGATTGTATAAAACTAGTGATACCTATTCTATCTGACATACTAAATACCTTTATAAACTTTGAACTATTTATAAGAGATGTCATACAAAGGTAGATATAATCCAAGAAATCCTCAAAAGTATAAGGGGAATCCTCACAACGTAATTTATCGTTCTCTGTGGGAGCGTAAGTTTATGGTCTATTGTGATAACAATACCTCTGTGCTTGAATGGGGTAGTGAAGAGATTATCATACCATATCTCTCACCTTGGGATGGTAGAATACATCGTTATTTCCCTGATTTCTACATAAAGGTCAAACAAGCAGACGATTCTGTTAAGAAATACATCATAGAAGTAAAGCCTAAGAAACAATGCAAACCTCCACCAGAAAAACCTACAAGAAAAACCAGAAGATGGTTTGGAGAAGTTAAGACATGGGGTATCAATGAAGCAAAGTGGAAATATGCAACTGAATGGTGTACTAATAATAATATGGAGTTCAAAATATTAACAGAAGACCATCTCAACATAAAGTATAAATAGTTATATGGCACAGTCAAAATTTATACAAAGCGTTCTGGATGCAGCTGGTGGTAGACCAAAATCTACTCAGTGGTACAAAGATAAGATTAAAGAGTTTGGTAAGCCAGGCGCTTTGGACTTAATACGAGATGGTAAAAGAGATACTAAACCATTCGTAGGTAAGTTGAATATGTTCTTCTATGATCCTAAGTTTAAGAAGACTCTTCCTTACTACGATACGTTTCCATTGGTATTACCATTAGAGGCATACTCTGATGGATTTCTAGGTATTAACTTTCATTATCTACCAATTCCACTAAGAGTAAAATTGTTAGATCAATTAGTAGATTACTCTAACAATACAAAATTTGATGAAAGTACAAGACTGAATGTTGATTATAGAAAATTAAAAAGAATAAAACTAATACAACCAACTATACACAAATACTTGTCTGGACAAACCAAGTCTCAGTTTCGTAGAATAGATGCAGATGAATTTATGGTAGCTGCATTATTACCTGTACAGAGATTTAAGAAAGCATCTGCAAGTGAAGTATGGAAAGATTCTAGGGGTATGATCTAATGGCAATTGCACAATTTTTAGAAGGTACAGCGTTTGGTGTTTTGAATGATGTTTTATCTGCATTTCGTAGTAATGAAGGATATGCTTTACCTAGTAGATACGAAATTGTAATTAATGCACCAGCAAAAATTGGTGGTGGTAATCAAGAAAATATATTTTTAAATAAAGAAAGAGGTTCAGATTCAAGAACTATATCCCTTAGAGCAGAAAGTGTCATATTGCCTGGAAGAACATTAACTACTAGTACAGATTCAAATATATACGGCCCTGACAGAGAAATTGTTGAGGGTGTAACTTTTGCAGATGAGATTTCAATAGATTTTCAAGCGAGTTCTGGTTTAAACGAAAGAGTATTTTTTGAAAACTGGCAAAGACAAGCTTTTGATGAAAAGTCATTTAATATAGGATACTATAGAAATTATATTGGGTCTATGGAAGTATATCTTCTGGATCAACAAGATCGCCGTAGATATGGTTTAAGAATGGAAGAAGTTTTTCCTAAAACTATTACAGCATCTAATCTAAATTATCAAGCTGCAACAGAAATTCTTAAAACAAATGTACAGTTTACTTTTAGAAAGTGGACAAATTTAGATGCGAATCAAACGGGTACAGATGTAACTGGAAGAATTTTTAACACAGTAATTAGAGGCGTGGAAAGAAATATTTCTAGAAATGTACCTAGATTACTAAATTTATTATAATAAAGGATGAAAAATTATGGCACTACCAAAACTACAAACACCGACATATGAACTTGAACAACCATCTACAAGTGAAAAAATAAAGTATAGACCGTTCTTAGTTAAAGAACAAAAAGTTTTAATGATGGCCTCTGAATCTGATGATGAAAAACAAACAAGAGATGCTCTTGCTGGTATTATCAATTCGTGTACATTTGGAAAAGTTGATCCGTATACTATACCTATGTTTGATGTAGAATTTTTATTTTTAAGAATACGTGGAAAATCTGTAGGAGAAAAAGTTGAATTGAATTTAACTTGCCCTGATGATAATGAAACTAAAGTAAAAACCACTTTAAATTTAGAAGATATCGGTGTGACGATGAAAAAAGAACATACCAATATAATTGAAGTAACTGATAAAATTAAAATTATAATGAAATATCCTACGATAAATGATATGATGGGTGTGAATGAAGATATCGGCGATGTGGACAAAATGATAGATGTGATAAAAAGATGTGTGCATGAAGTTCATGATGGAGAAACAGTGCATAATAAAGTAGATATGTCTGATTCTGATTTGGATGAATTTATTGATAGTTTAACAACTGAACAATTTGAAAATTTATCAGAATTTTTTGATACTATGCCAAAAGTTGCTCATGTTATTAAAGTTACTAATCCTAAAACTAAAAAGAAAGGTGAAGTCACCATAGAAGGAATCGGAAGTTTTTTCGAGTAGCCCTCTCTCATGATTCTGTAATTAATTATTATAAAACAAATTTTGCAATGATGCAACATCATAATTATAGTTTAGTTGATTTAGAAAATATGATGCCTTGGGAGAGGGAAATTTACGTAGGTTTATTGTTAGAATTTTTAGAAAAAGAAGAAGAAGAAATAAAAAAACAACAGAGTAAACAATAATGGATATACCAACACCAAATGCAGCTGCATTAGAAATGACTGAATTTCTGTTACCATATATTGGTATGGTAATGATTGTTTA